AAAAAAAATTTCTGAAATAATCAGTAGGGTAAAATATAAATATGCCCGTTTTCTTTAAAAGTTATACAAAGATACAAAAAAATCACTCTCAGACAAGCTCTTTGACCAATTTTTTTGAATTTACTTATTAAAATACTTATTTAATGCTGCGATTCTATCATCTGCATCCACTAAAGTAGTAAGTGCTTCTTCAGCATTTTTGTAGAAGTCTTCCGTTGAATGGTCTCCAATCCCCACTGCGTTATTACCAAGTAATTCTAAAGATAATAAAGCCTTTGCTCTATCTGCCTCAGCAGATTTCATCAACATGTTAAATAATTGTTCGTTCATTTTAAAATTATATTTATAAGTTTATTAAATTGTTTGGTCATTGGTTCAGGTAGTTCATCTTTACCAAAATAACCACACTCTGTATGCTCATCACCATCATGAGCATTCTCTAAATCAGGAAACATTTCTTCTTCAACATCCATAAGATAGGTATATAACATACCTTTAACCTTTGTACCATCTCTATTATATCGTTTTATGACTGCAGCAAAATCTATGTCACCCATGACAGGTAAATCAGTCTCTTCAATAAATTCTCTAATGGCAGCGTCTTTAACCGGCTCATCATCTTCTACACTTCCTGCAGGACATGACCAAAAACCTGGTAATGTCGTTTCTGAATTTCTTTTGCAAAGTAGAACCTTATTGTTACACCTTACAATTATACCTGCGTATTTTTTCATATATTCTTTTTATTGTATATTTATTAGTATGAAAGTAATAATAAATGATAATATTTTAAAAGTCAAAGTTTCTGCCACTCCAGATTCCATTTCTAAAGGAATGATGGGTAAAAAGTTTGACAATTCTTTTGATGGTATGTTATTTTTTATGTCAAACACCACTGAACAAAGTTTTTGGATGTATAACTGTATAATACCATTAGATATCATTTTTATTAACGGAACAGAAATAACTGAAATCCATTCCAACTGTCAACCGTGTAATGATAATAAAAATTGTGAGTCATATCAAGGTTTTGGTAATACAGTTTTAGAGGTTGAAGGTGGATACTGTAAAAATCACGGCATAAAAAAAGGAGACAATGTCTCCTTCTCTTTGATTTAATATAATTTAGTGTTTCTTGAATTCTGTTGACGTTTCAATACCAACAATTCCGTCAATCAAATTTAAACCATTATCTTTTTGGAACTTCTTAACCGCTCTCATTGTATCAGGACCATAGATTCCATCAATACCAGCATCACCTAAGTCATAACCTTCTTTATCTAAAATTGTTTGAATTTCTTCAACACCTTTACCTTGTGAACCCATAGATATTAATTCAGAGTTATCACCGTTGTCAATAATATCCATAATACTTAAATCTTCACGTGCAATTTTTCCCTCAACTTTATCAACAACTTGTCCTGGTTCAATAACAATTAACTCTCCCCCATCAAGACTATCTTTTAAAAACGGCCATGGGTCAATAGTTCCTCTTTTATACCCGCCTCTTTTTTCATACATCGAAAAGTGTAAGTGTGGATGAGTTCCTTTAGCGTTTCCTGTATCACCGACTGTACCTATGAACGTACCTTTTTTAATATCATCACCTTTATCTATATTGTCCGATACTTGGTCTAAGTGTGCATAATAATAAACTATACCATTTAATAATACACTAACTGTCTTACCACCACTAGTTCTATCTTTTCTTCTAACTTTAATCACTTCTCCATCCGTAGCTGAAATAATTGGAGTACCCTTAGGTGCAAATATATCAATTCCTAAATGTCCTCCTCTGTGTTGATGTTTAGCATCACCCGCTCCGTAATCACTATTATGAATAGCTTCGTCTTTATCTAATACTTTTTTCTTACCTCTACCTAAACCTGAGGAATCATACCCAACATTAAACTCTTCATTGCCAATTGGAAAGATAAATCCTATATTTTCATTTATAACTGACTCATTTAAATTTTTAGAGTCATTGATTTTTTCTTTAAGTTTTTTTACAAATTCATTTTGAATCATTTTAGTAAACTTAACATAAGGTGAGTCACCTTTATCTTTATTGTATTTATATTTACCTTCAGGTTTTCTCTTACCTCTACCGAAATAATTAAGTGCGGATATATTAGTAATACATTTATGTCCTCCTGAGTTTGCTTGAATCATTTCCCACGCAGGTACACCTAATTTGTCTAATATTGCCCACTGGTCTTCCGTTAATTGAGTTGAAGGTGTGTCCATGATGTCTTTTAACTTTTCCATATATTCATCACCACCATCAATAGAACGTACTTTATCACCATAAAATGCTTCTAAATCTGCATTTGTAAAACCAACTGATTCATCACCAAATTGTTTGTTACCTTCAGATATCCACTTTATTGTAGATAATGGAATTATTTTATCCTTTAATTGACTCTCCCATTTACTTAACACTTCTTGAGCAATCTCACCTAAATTAACACCTTTTAGTTCTCTTTCTTTTTTAAATGGGTTACAAGATGCTTGTACTAATCCCATAGGCCAAGCAATTACTAAGAAATCCGCATCAGGGTTATTTTCAAATGGTGTGTATCTATCATAAGAACCTGGTTTAAACATTGAACCTCCACCGTATTGAACTATAATATTATCGTCCACATATACTTTTTCACTTTCTTTTTGTTTTTGAACGTAATCTTTTTGATTTAAAGCCATTTCATCAGGAAGGGCATATCCTCTCTCCGCCGCGATTCTATTAATATTTTGAAATATATTTAACAACGATGGGTTAGAAGTCATAACTAATTCCTCCATAAATCCAGGTTTATTCTTATAGGCCAACATTAATTTGTTAGTCGCCAATCCTAAAGCTGTTTTATTTTTTTGTAATGATTCGTCTTTTTGAAGTTTAAAAACAAAATTCATAATATCTTTAGGTTTTAATCCGTACTTCGCAAAATCTGCAGAATCAACTGTAGATATTAACCTTATATCATCAGAAGTAAAAATATCTTTTGGAGACATTATCTGTGATAAGGTTTCAACATTAGACCTTGATGACCTGAAAGAAGTTGAAGTCTCATCTTCAACACCTGTTTGACTATCATGGTGGTCCGTGTGAACAACAAACATTGGTTTACCATGTGCAAAGTCAACTAAAACCGGCATAGTATCTCCTTGAGCGTCTTGTTTTTTAACAGTAAACTCTTTGTCACCGTACTGTATTATCTCAGAATCAACAACTTTAATTCCGTTGTCCTCTAAATAATTTTTCATTGCTAAGGCAGTTGTAACACCATCTAAATCTTGGTGAAAATAAATTTTAGCCTTTTTATATCTGTCGGCTAACGCCTTCATATTTCTTAATCCCGATTCTTTAATTAATTTTTTCATATTATCTTTATTTGCAACCTCCATCTCTACAAAATATTTCATAGTCTTTTTCTAACCTTTCAGGATGTCCCCAAATACCTTTACCATTTAATATTTCTTTAGATGCTTGTTTATAGTTTCCTATTGTTATTTGTTTTAAAACTTGACTCGGTAAAAAATTACCTTTACCTCGATTATATGCCATGTCAATTAAGGCTATATACATACCCTTTGTTAATTTTCTATTTTCAGGGTCTTGTTCTTGCCAATCTCTAACAATTTTAGCCGCCGCGTTAATATCTTTAGCAGATAACGACATAGCTTCGTTTTTTGTCATCTTGTTGAGGTATTTATCAATTATCTCTTTATTTGTAGTACCGTAACCAATAGTTAAAGTACCTTTTGGTTTACCTGAGTTTGGGTCATATGGTTTTGGAGGGTATATTCCGTCATCATATACAAACGGTACAAATTCCTCCCATTGTCTAATATGGTCAAACACTTCTTGTCCTGCTGGTTTGCCATCATAACCGTAACCAAAGTCAACATTATCATCCTGACTTGATTGCTCGTTTATACTATATAAACTCTTAATGTGAGAAATTTCTACCTCTGATATAATAATACGTGACATAAAAGTTTTATTAATAAATATCCTGAATAACAAAAAACCCCTTACTTTGTAGGGGTTTCATTCATTAATGATATTGAACAAGCGATTACATTTTCAAACCAAACTTTCTGTATTGGTGTTAGTTTTTCTTTTTTAAATGTTTTTACGTGATTATCAGTGGTAACTATAGTCATATAATCATCACCAATCATGTTAATTTCGCGTATGTTCATCTAAAACTAATTTGAGTTGTTTTTGTTCTGTCTGATATTCTTTTATCCGATTTTCGGCGACTTCACAATAACTTTTACTAATGTCAATACCAATCCATGGTCTACCTAACATTTCTGCGGCTAAACATGTTGTTCCACTACCGTTAAAAGGGTCCATAATTATATCTTCTTTGTATGATAGTATTTTTATTGCCCTATAAGGAATATCTAATGAGAAAGTAGCTTTAGTCTTTTGTTGAGTATCGGCAAAATAATTCCATTGACCGAAAACTAAAGACATAAAATCTTTTTTGTCTTTATCTTCATAAACTAACTTCTTTCTAAACTCACCCTCAATCTTTTCGTTAGGTACCATTTGATACTCTCCTTTCCATTGAGGTGTTCCTTTAACATCCTTTTTGTGTTTCTTTTTGTAGGCTAGTATTACACATTCTTTTGGGTTATATATGTATGGTGAAGACGGACTCATCCAACTCCCCCATGCCGTAGTCTTACTACGATGTGGTGAACTTTCTTCTAAGTCCACAATACCAAAGAATCCGAATCCAATTTCTTTCATTATCATCCAAAACTCAGCCGAGAAATATATTCTACCACCTTTTTTCTGTCGGTTAATTTCGTAAGGAATATTTAAGGCAATACGTCCATCATCTTTAAGGACTCTATATGTCTCTCTTAACCATTCTCTAGTAAATTTCCAATACTCAGCAATTTCTTTATCGTCATCCCAACTATCATAATCGATTCCTACCCCATAAGGTGGACTTGTAACAACTAAGTCAATCGTCTTCTCAGGCATTTCAGCCATAAGTTTACGGCCATCACCGCAATAAATTTTATTATTCTCCATTCTTCTCTATTATTTTTATTCTTCTATCCAAATAAAATAACGCTTTTTTTAAATCTTGTACAGGGGGATTATCATCTTTTTTACCACTTCTAACAATATACTTAAGTACGTTAAAAAGATATGCATCCTTATCTAATCCTGTTGCTTCCGCTATTTTTATAACTTCATATGGATTGTCTTTTCCACCATAATGTGTTGGATGTGTGACTAACTCTTTATTCATTTTTACTTTTATTTAATACATAATAATCTTTTGCAATCTTACTTTCTACTACCATACCATCTTCTACAAGCTTGTTCATAACTTTTCTAGTTTTTTCTACAGAATCTTTTAAGATGTAATTAGCAATATAACTAATGTGAATTGGAACTCTAAGTTTACCATTCAACTTATTCATCATTGTTTTTGTTATTTCAATTTGTTCACTCATAATAATATAATTTAATAATTAATTTTCCATTTATCGTAAGGTATCATACTATAAGGGTGTCTTTCGAAAAAACTTTCATGTATAAAAGTATATTCATTTTCTTGTTTTTTATCAAGGTATGCACCCCAAAATGATAAAGTTGAATTAGATAGAATATGTTTATCACACATACTCATCATATGAACCGCAATATACGGGTCTTCGTCAATATAAACAAATTTTTCTTTGGGAAATCCTAATTTATTTACAAATGATTTGGCTGAATTTAGGTTATCAGAAAATACAAGTACTTTATGTCCATCACCTTCTTCTTTTAAAATTTTACTTACCCATTCATCTGGAATTAATTTAATATCAAAAAAATTATCTTGTCTTCCTCCACCCATTCTCAAATGTAAAGAAATACTTTTATCAAATAAATTACCATAGTTATATTCAATATAATCACTAATATTTTTATCGGGTGTAAATAATTCTAAAATATAGTCTCTTTCATGATGCCAATATAATTTATTGAAAAAATATCCCTGAAATAGATAAGGTGGTTTAACTTTTTGTTTTAAATCGTAATAAACTCCACCTTCTCCAGTATCGATGTCCCACGCTAAACTTTGGTCGAACCACCATTGAAATGCATTAGGTCGACTATCGAACCAAGGTATATTAGGATATACATCACCAAAAGAAATATGTGGGTCTTTAAGTATGTGCCCTCCCCATGGGTCAAAGTGTATATTTCTACCGTTTCTATTGAGATGTTTATTAAATTTAGAACTTTCAGATTGATGAGTTGTCCAATAACCAACTAAGGGGTCATACCCCGTTTCTTTTGCATAAACCATTAGTGTTGCGGTTTGGAACATCATATTACCTAATCCTCCAGCTAATACAGTGGATATGGTATTGTTAGTAATATTTACGTCTTTTGGATTTTGTAAACTCATATTTATACCTCCTTAATTAAAACCCACTTATGTTCAGAATTTAATTCAACACTTAAAACATATTCTTGATTCCACATTTCGGGTTCAATCAAAGATAAAAAATATTTTCCATTTTCTCTATAGTATAAATGATAGGTATTACCTATCACAGGCTCAAAAGAAAAATCAGATTCATAAACTATTTGATTTAACTTAACTTCATCAACTAAATTATTATATTCATCAACTAACTCTTGATATTTCTTATTGAATTTAGTTTGTATTTTTTGAACGTTTCTTTGTTTATATGAAGATATGTCTTCTATTTTAATAACAGGTGCAGAAACACTACTACCATAAGGTAAAATATTCGCATGATATTTTTGATTTTCTTCATCCCAAACTATATGGTCAGGTTTTTTGATTTTAGTCGTCATTTTTTAGTTCTTGAATTTTTATAGTTTGAAAAATATAATTCATTACCTTTCTTTTTATAATCGCAAGTAAACCACCTTCTAAATAATATTCTTGTTCAAATTTAACTCTAAATATTGGTAGTCTTTTATCTATTTTTTCATGTGGTTTATATCTAGGACCATCTTTTAATTGGTGATTTTCTTTAATTAATGAGATTATATTTTCTAAATCGTCATCTAATAAGTTACCTTCGTATAATTTTGTAACAACACATTTGTTTTCTCCGGATTTATCTGACAGAACTCTGATATAATATTGATAGATATAACCTTTATTATTATGATTGAAATAAAAAAATCCTCTCCCTGGTTTTTCAGTTTTAATTTTATCCCCATTATAAACAATACTAACTAAAGTCGCGTCATATATGAGAGAATATATGGACTTACCTATAAGAAATAAATCAGTTAACTTATCTTTAGAATATTCTATTATCTTTAATATTTCATCAATATTTTCTTTAGTACTTATTAATTTTTTATAATTTAAATCACTTAATAATACTTCATCATCAATTTCTTCGGGTACTCTGTTAAGAGTTATATATCTTCCATTTTCCTTAATTGAACCAATATTGGCTAAATGTAACGCTAATTCTTGAAAAGATGGGTATAATTTAAAGTTATCAAAGTCTTCATTAACTTTAGCAATATAATCCAATAGAACATATTGTTTGTGTTCTAAATCTATAGGTTCTTGTAAAATCCAATCTGTATTTAATCTCATATTCTTTTTAGTCTTCCTTGTTTCCAAAGATTGTAGTTGGGTCCAATCTTATACCTAAAATAAGGGTAATCTTTGGCTCTGTAAAGACTAACGAGTCCAGCATCTTTCATTGAACTGAACATTGTTGAGAGATATCCTGATAAAACTATTTTTTCAGGGTCTTTTTCTAAAATATTAATTAAGAAATCTCTTTTACTGGCTGGTTCATTTTGAGATTCCCTATCTCTTATGTACTCTAAAAATTTAATATAAGAGTTATCGGGATTAGTACTTTCAAATCTATAGTTAGATTGACTGTTTACTGGACTCCAATATGTAACTTCTTCTTGACCTACATTCAATTCTTCATGTAATTGACTAATAAAGAAATTAAATAAATCTCTAATAACTTTATAATTAGTGTGTACAGTATTCTTACTTAATAAATGATTTATACTATATGGGTCTGAATTGTCATCAAGATATTCTACCATTTCATATGTGGGTCTTTTATCTAAAATATTACTTTTGGACGAGTAAAATATTATTTCTTCACCATCTTCACTTGGTTTAATAATAATATCCTTATTACCATATTTAGCAATTACAAGGTCGTCATTATTTCCGAGTATATTAACTGGTTGACCATAAAGTATATATCTTTTTATTTTCTCAAAATTGAAATTATTATTTCTTAAGAGATTAACTAACATAGTTTTTTGATTTTTAGATTCATCAAACTTATGGTTTTTTTCAATATCTTTGAGTATAGTATCAAAAGCTGGATTTGTCTTTAGAAACCCTAACAAATTATCATTAACTTTATCGGTTGCATCATATAATGTCATTCTATCTTCCATAACATCGTAGTGAACAGCAATTTTATAATAATCATTATCTTTATCTAACTTTTTAAATATAAAATAATACAATGGTCCTCGACCAAAATATTGGTCAAATCTATTACCCGATTGTGCTGATGTGCACCATCTTGTACCATATCCATAATAACAAGAAGATTTTGAACTGAGTGGTTTAACAATAAGGACATCATTATCTTCGTATATTTTTAATGTATCAGCCCTTAGCTTACCTTTTTCTTCACTTTTTGTGTCACCATACACCTCTAACGTATCGATAAGGTCATGAATGTTTTTATATTGATTAATATCTTTATATTGTAAGTTTTTTCTTACCTTATCAAATTTTTCAAGCCAATTAATTACACTATCTAAAGGAATAAAAGTATTACCAAAATCATCAAAGTTTTTTTTGAGGACCCAATTTACATATTTATAATTTGTTTTCTTATTAAATTCATGGTCTAAGAACTCCTCTATTGTTTTGCGTAACTCAGGGTTCTCATCAAAACGATTGAGTATATCTTCTCTTCTACCCTCACTTATAACGTCTACATATTTTTTTCTGTGTGGATTCTGACCTTCTGATAAATTATATAAAGTTTTTTTAATAGAGTCTTTAAAGTCTATAAGGTTTTTTTCTCCATTTTGAATGTCACCTGACTTTACCGTATCAATAAGATTTGACAAGTACTCTCCCTCTGAATGGTAGTTAACATCTGTAAAAGATTTTAACAAATCCTCCATTTTTTTTATTGGAGTTTTTAGGCTTACTTTTAATCCTGATTTCAACATACCATCGTAATCGAAATCATCTGACCATTTATCCCCAAAATTATAAGATTTTTTAGAATTCATTAAGATATTTTTTTATTCTGTTCTTACAACATGATACCAAGTCCCGTTTATTGAAGCCTCATACTCACCACCGTCATAACTATTTAATGCATTACCAACACCGTCAGCGTCAATAGCTGATTCAAATAAAGCGTCAGTATCTACATAATCATTTAAATCTAAACCATAATCTTCCATAGATTGTACCATATCATACATTGCATCATCTACTCTTGAATTAACCATATCTTCTATTTGTCCTACTGTTGGTTCTCCCTCTGGGTCATTTTCTATATCAGTTATTTCATCGTCAATTTCATTCCATCTGTCTTCAGCCAATTCAACTTCATCATCAGTATATTCATCATCAACGTTAGCTGTTATTTCATCTAACTCTTCTTGTTCTTCTTTTAATTTGGCAATTTGAGATTCTTGTTCATCTGAAAGTGGTAAATCATCATCAAAGTAAACCTCATAATTATTATTTACATCTTCCTCAAACATGTCATAAAACCAATCTCTGACTTCACTTTCATCAATATGTGATTCAACGAAACCTCTATTCCAACCATCAGCACCCATATCATCCCATAAAGACTCATAATATTCTTTAGCCGCCTGCCATACTTCATCCCAATCTCCAACTGCTAATGTTAATCCTTGTTCGTCTTCACCTGTCCATTCAAAAGTTTGTAAATCATAATGGGAATATTGTGAAGGAACTAGATTATAGATAGATTCTCCTTCTTCTTCATCAACGTTAACACCATATTCATCAACTAAAACTTCAAAAACTGCATTAGCTTTTTCACCTTCAACAGTGGTGTTTTCTAAATTCCACTCATCGTTTTCTTTTCTTTCTTCCGCATCGGCTAACATTTGAGCAATTCTACGTCTTTCAGCAATCTTTCTTAATCTTTCTCTTTCTAAACGAGCAGCTTCTTTATCTTTGAAGATTTTTATTTCTCGTTGGTAGTTAGTTTCAATATACTCATCAATACTCTTCTGTATTTCGTCATACTCAGGAGTACCTAATATCCATCCGTCTTTAAATGATTTATCAGGTGCGTCATAAAAAGTCTTATCTCCATCATATTTTTGTAACACCGCTACTTTATAAAAACGGTCATTACTTTTAGCCTTTTTATCTAAAATATAAAAAAGTTTACCATCAACATTATAATTATCAAAATGTGTAGAACCATTTAAAGAGGCTGTACACCATTTAGTTCCGGCTCCATAGTAACAACTTGCCTTATGTGTTTGAGGTGTTACTACTGTAAATCTATCATTTTCATATACGACATCTGCTCCATCTACTGATTTAACTGTACGTCTTACTTTATTTTCATGATTATTAATTGTAGTTATAATATCTTCTAAAGTTCTATACTGATTAATATCTTTTTGTTCTAATGCTTGTTGGTATTTTATAAACTTTTCTATTACTTTTTCAGCTTTACTTAAATTTTCATCAAAATTCTCTGTAGATAAAGCATTACCTAAAAACATTAAAAACTTTTGGTTAGTCGCAAGACTTCTAGAGAGATTAAACACTTTCTTAAGTTGTTCAGGTGAAAACTTACTTTTAAATTTTCTCAAAAAATCATCTTTCCTACTTTCAGTTAAAACTTGACTAAGACTCATAATATTGTACTTTTATCATAAATATAATTAAAAACCAATTATTACATTAATTCATGGTTACATATATTTATTATTATAAACTTTATCAAAAAAATATCAACTATGGGATGCGGCTGTAAAAATAAAAACAAAAACCAACAAAAGAAAACTACTCAAACTGTAAGAAATGCCAATACTCAAACTGTAAAAGAGGCAATTAAGAAAACAGTAGAAAAGTATTACGAAAAAAAATAACTAATTATTTTTAGCGGATTAATCTAAGGTGAGGTAAAACTCACCTTTTTTTATATTTATATGTAAATAACATGTTATGAAAGAAAAAATTATCAGTATACTATCGGGAGGTTCAGGTGAGGTTGAAGACTTTATCAACCGTTATCTCAATGGAGATAAAGATAGTTTTTTTGATTTACTAGAAAGGTTCGGATTACTTCAAAACTCCGACACATACGAAAGTGTTATTGAAATGTTTCCAATGACTTATCTAAGAAAGAGTTATATTGATGACCGTAAAAAAACTATTGATAACATTGTTTCCACTTATAGTGATATAACTAAAAAAGGTGATAAATATTTTTTAACTCTTGGTGAAAGGTCAGACTTAAGTACTTTTTTTAAATCAGATGACGGTAATCGTGAAATGTCATCATCGGAAATGGTTGAAAATATTTTAGGTGAAGATGAATGGTTTGAACCATTTCAAGATGTTACTCAAAATTTATATACCGATGTTATTGAGGAGTTAAATGAAAAAAATAAATTCTTACTCGCCAAATCAATATCTGAAGAATTAATAGGAAGAAAATATTGCCGAAGACCAAGGTCATCCTAATTATGTTGAAGTTAAAGACCCTACGCTAGTAATGGATATTTTAGAAGAAGATGAATCATCTACTAAAGTTTTATTAGATGAAGCTTCTGAAGTTTCAAATAATTTATATTCACTTCACCATAACTCATATAATACTGCGTATACTGATGAAAAGTATAATGAAATAATGAATGAGATTAAACATTTATTGGAAATAGATAATACTGGTGATTGGGAATCTAAGACTATAAAGAATAGTAAAGGTGAGGAAAAAACTATATATAACTACATCATTGAAGTTACCAAATTCATACCTTTTTTATTTAGTTCAATTTTTAATGATGACTATCAATTAGATGATTATAGAAATGCATTTGACTATTATGGTGACTTTGAAGACCTCACTAAAGAAATGATTACTGAGGAAGTAATTGAAGGAGCGTCAATGAGTAGAAGTTATTATGATTATGCCGACCATACTTTAGTTCAAAAGTATTTAAATGATATGTTTATTGATTATATTTAAATTTCCTTTCTAATTCTTCTAACTCTTCTTCTTTTGAATCTAATATTATTTCCTGTTCTTTGATTGCCTCAAATAATATTGATATCATTTCACCGTATCTTACTCTATAACCGCTTTTTTCTTCACCTAAAATTAATTCCGGTAATACTTCTTTAACTTCTTGAGCAATAACACCGATGTCTTTTCTACCACCTTCATCAATTATTTCACCATTAATACCTTCTTTCCTCCATATAAATTCTACACCTCTTAATTTTAATACTTTTTCTAAAGAATTATTAAGAGTTACAATATTTTCTTTTAATCTCTTATCGGACGGTCCACCTGCTGGTCCTTGAGCTCCTGCAGGTCCTTGTGGTCCTGTGGCTCCTTGAAGTCCTTGTCCACCTGTATTACCTTTATAACCTTTAGGTCCAATTGCTCCTTGTGACCCTTTAGGACCTGTGGGACCCTGTGGTCCGATAGGGCCTTTACGTC